GGGTCAGATACTCCAGGCCCGAATTTCTGTCCGGGAGCGGCTGACCGATGATTGTGAAGACTTGCCCGCGATGCAGGATGCGCATAGTCGGCAGTACGCCAGGGCGACAGCGGATCGTGATACGCCCACTGGCTTCGGACTGGCTGGCTTGCGCGGCAATCAGGTCGCGTGCACTGAGCGGGTCGACTGCCGCCCATACACGCGCAAACTCAACCCAGGCTTTTGTCATCTCGCCTGTGGCCGGGTCTTGCTGTGCGGTTTGGTGCTGGATGACGATCTGATGCCGCAGAAGGCCGGCTCTCATATATTCACCCAGCGATGAGGTTGCCAAAGGGCATTGGTTGCCATTGGCAGTTCAATCGCGCTCACACCGACGACTACTGACTCCCGGCTGTTGTACCAGGTGCCAATCAACAGCAAGGCCCCTTGGCGAATCGATTTGCTGATGACCAGCGCATTGCCCACCGGATCCGGCAGGACGTCTTCAGCGCCAATCAGCTTGCGGTTGGTCCAGGTCTCAAATGCGCTGAGGGCTGCATCCGTGTAACCCTGAATTAGCGCATCCTCACCGTCATGGTCGACCCGTAAATGAGCCTTGACGATGGGCAGTTCAAGCACTGGCAGGTACCAGCGCCTGAAGAGTTGCCTTATTGGCATCGGCGTTGAAGGCGATACTCTTGGCAGTTAACCACTCCTTCAGCTTGGGCACCGTCATCTTCAGCGGGTCCGTCTCGATATCGGCGTCATTCTGCGCCTTGATGGCCAGGTCAATCTCTTCCTGCGAACTGCGCGACTCATAGCCAGCGGGCGGATAGTTGGTAGCCCAGTAGCCCGCTTCGACAAACTCGGCGATGGTCGGTCCGTCCAACTTCAAGAGTTGACGGCCCTGCTGATCAAGATAGGCGGCTACGCCAAGGTGCTCAACCGCCACCAGCGCACAGCGATCCGAAACTTCCTGCTCACCGGCAAGGATCTCAACCACTTGATTGCCATCGACAGCGAACGGGAACGGCTTCTTCACGAAAATAATCGGCATATTTCCTCCTGCAAGTGCGGGCGCCCGAAGGCGCCCAGCCAATCAGACAGCGGCGCTAAGGGTCAGAATCTTCACAGCCTGGGAGTCGACTAGCATGCCGCCGACGCGCTTGGTGGTGTAGAAACCAACGTAAGGCTTGTTGGTGTAGGGGTCGCGCAGCACGCGAGTACCGATACGGTCCACCACGGTGTAAGCCCGTTTGAAGTCGCCAAACGCGATGGCGTTGGCGTCAGCTGCTACATCGGGCATGTCTTCGTTTTCGGTGATGCCGTAGCCCAGCAAGACCGAGGGCGCACCCGCTTCAAGGCCTGGGCGCCACAGGTAGTTACCCTCGCTATCTTTGAGCTTGCGCACATAGGCCACTGTGAGGTTGCCCATCATCCAGGTGCCGTTGGCACGGTAGCCGGCCTTCAGGGCGTGGATCAGGTCGATCAGATTGTCGCCGGTGACCGTGCCGGCGGTACCAGTGATCAGCTTTTGCAAAGAACCAAATGCCCGAACATCATCGGCAGTGGTCAGTAGCGGGTATGCCAGCAAGCCTTTAGGTTTGTTGACGCCGTCGCCGAGCAGGAAGGCGTTGCCTTCTTTTTCGGAGAAGTCACGCCCCACCTCACTGCTCAGCCAACCTTCCGCGTCGAAGAACATGTCATCGAGACTGGTTTGGGTAGCCTGTGGGTTAGCGTAGATCTCACCCATGAACGCCGAAATATTTCCCAGAGTCGGTGTGTTAGTCGCCGGGCGTGCAGCGGTTTCACCCACCCAGCCTGCACCATTGCCGCCGAGGTTCACCAAGCGTTTATAGTCTGGCGTGCCTACAGTGATCTGATTGCAGACCTGGCGCATCGGCGAGGTATCGCGCAGTAGCTCGATGATGCTGCGGTCGAGCTCTTCCGGTACGGCAAAGCCGCCGTCGGATTCGACCCCGATCTGCAAGGCCTTAGCTTGTAGATCGCCCAGGCCAGCTTCGACACCCTTGCGCACGAACTGCATGAATGCAGTTTTGTGCTCGCTGGCAGCCTTGGTGCCGGTACCGTCTGGACGCTTGAGCGCGATCAGCTCTTTTTCCAGCGAGCTTTTCAGCTCGTCCAGTTCGCTCAGCTTTTCGTTGAGGGTATCAACCTGCCCAGACAGCTTGCCCTTCTCTTCTTCCAGACCATCGATGCGTTTGTCGTTGGTCTTTTTGA